CATCACTACCAACCGCATCTGGACACTGCCGTCTGCTGATGGCACCAGCGGTCAAGTGCTGAGCACCAATGGATCTGGTGTGCTGTCGTGGGCAACAGCAGGTGGTGGCGGCGGAGGCAGCTCCGTCGGTGACAACCTCTATCTCAACCAGAACTGCATCTAAGCCATGGCTGCCTCACCCGCTTTTGTCTCCACTCCGCGCATTGGGCGTTGTTCACTGAGCACAGCCAACACCGCAACGGATGGCACCGGCACGATCACTGATCTGATCACTGGCGTCAGCGCTGGCACTCGTGTGCTGAGTATCAACGTGCAAGGCACCGCGACGACCGTTGCGGCACTGGTGAACATCTTCCTGTGGGATGGGACGCAGTGGGATCTGTTCGATCAGATCACGATCAGCGCCACCACTGGCAGCAATACCGCCAAGGCTTACCGCCTGGTAACCGCCTACACGGATCTTGTGCTGCCAAGCGCATCATGGAAGCTTGGCGCAACGATCACTGTGCAGCCAACCACCGGCACCGTGCGCGTCACTGCATTCGGGGGTGACCTGACGTGAACCTAAACACTGCAGGTTGGGCGTCACCACTGCTGCGGCTTGTTGCACGTCTGCGCAGCGAGGGCGTCAATAGCACCACGCCCGTCACCGAGATCAACGGCGGCACAATTAGCGCCACCAATGCCGACATCGCTCTGGTCGCCAAGGGTACAGGCGCGACGCTGGCGCAGGTGCCGGATGGGACGAGAGCGGGTGGCGATAAACGGGGGCAGTTTGCGACGGATTTACAGAAATTTCGGACCACTGCTACGCAAGTTGCTAGCGGGAACTATTCCGTTGTGTGCGGGGGGCAAAACAATCTTGCAAGCGGCATATTTAGCGTTATTTGCGGAGGGCAAGATAGCACATATGGCACTGGCGCTAATGCGTTTATAGGGGGAGGATACGACAATCGCGCAACAGCCGCTTGGAGCGCAACAGCCGCCGGAGCCTCAAATCAAGCAACCTCAAACTACTCCTTCGTCGGCGGAGGCCAGAGCAACACCGCCCAAACCAACACGCACGCTGTGGTGTGTGGGGGTAATAGCAATACGGCGAGTGGGGCGAATGCGTGTGTAGCAAGTGGGGAAAGCAATACGGCTTCTGGTCGTTCTACTTTTATTGGAGGAGGTGGAGTACACACTGCATCAGGAAGTTATTCGGCAGTGATGGGTGGGGCTAGTGGCAACACAAGAAGTATTGTTGGCTATCACGTTTTTCCTGCATGTAACCAGCCAGTATCTAGTGCGGCTGGATCTACACAATCCGCGCTTCTGCTCCTAGCCCGCCAAACCACTGATGCTACCGCAACGGTTCTCGCTAGCAATAACCAACCGGGCACAACCACCAACCAAGTCATCCTGCCGAATAACAGCGCCTACAGCTTCAGCGGCGAGGTGATCGCAGGCGTCACGGCAGCAGGCGCCACCGCACGGTGGACGATTGATGGTGCAATCAAGCGTGGCGCTAACGCAGCATCGACCGTAATGGTTGGCACGCCTACAGTCACTAGGACGCACAACGATGGCGCTTCCAATTCTTGGGTTGTTGCCGTCACCGCCGACACCACAAACGGCGGTATTGCCGTTACGGTCACCGGCGCAGCAGCCACCACAATCCGATGGGTCTGCCGCATAGACACCACGGAGATGACCTACTGATCATGGCTCTAACCTCTTCCCTGGCTCAGACCAACATCGGCATTCCCATGGCCGACACCTATGCCCGCATCACGCTGATGCGCTGCGATAAGGAGCAGACGCTGATTCAGATTTCGCATTACGCGAACGTTGATGCCCGCAACGAAAATGCCAGCCCCGTATGGGATCGCACTATGTTTGCGCCTACCAGCGAGCTACAGCCCGGTGACAATCCACTGGCGATTGGCTATGCCTGGCTCAAGACGCACCTTGAATACAGCGACGCGGTGGACTGCTGATGGCTACTCGACGCGAAACCATTTTAGCCGCTGTCCGCACGGCCCTTACCGGCACCACGGGCGTTGGCACGCGGATCTACCGCAGTCGTGTGGAGCCGATGGCACGCGCCGAGAGCCCGGCGATCGTGGTCGAGCCGGTGCAAGATCAGGCGGAGCAAAACACCAGCCTGCCCACGCTGGACTGGAGCCTGACTGTACGGGTGGCTGTGATCGTGCGCGGCAACATCCCAGACCAGCAGGCCGACCCGATCGTGGAGAACATGCACAGCCGGCTGATGGCGGACCTGACGCTGGGCGGCTACGCGATCGACATCCAGCCGCAGAGTGTGAACTTTGAGATGGTGGAAGCGGACCAGCCGGCTGGCGTGATCAGCTGCGACTACCTGATCCGCTATCGCACCAGTGTGACTAATCTGGCAACAGCGTGATGGCTACGATGGTGGACGAATACCACGGGCAAGGCGGGACCTACCTGCTGGACCCGAAAACCGGCAAACGGAAGCTCATTGAGCGGACAGAGCCGGCCAATCCCTCACAACCCCCAACAGAGGTGAAGAGCGATGGCTCTGACACGCAAGAGACTGATCCAGGTTAAGAAGGAAAGCACCTACGGCACCGACAGCAGCCCTGCCGGCACCGATGCCCTGCTGGTGCGCAACTTGGAGATCACCCCGATCGAGGCTGATGTGGTCAGCCGTGATCTGATCCGTAACTACCTGGGCAACAGCCCGCAGCTGCTGGCCAACACCCGCGTGAGCATCACCTTCCAGGTGGAGCTGGCCGGCTCCGGTACCGCCGGCACTGCCCCCCGCTACGGTTCCCTGCTCCAGGCTTGCGGCCTCAGCGAGACGATCGTGGCCAGCACCAGCGTGACCTACGCGCCGGTGAGCAGCAGCTTCAGCTCTGCCACGATCTACTTCAACAACGACGGTATCCGCCACATCCTGACCGGCTGCCGCGGCACCTTCACGCTGACCGGTGAAGTGGGCCAGATCCCCACGATCGACTTCACGATGGTGGGCGTCTACAACGCACCGACCGATACGGCGCTGCCCACAACCACCTACAGCGCGCAGGCCAGCCCGCTGATCTTCAAGCAAGGCAACACCTCATCGTTCCAGTTCTTCAGCTATGCCGGCTGCCTGCAATCGGTCAGCTTCGACATGGCGAATGAGACGGTCTACCGCGAGCTTGTTGGCTGCACAAAAGAGATCCTGATCACCAATCGTGCCCCCAGCGGCACCGTGCTGATCGAGGCCCCGGCACTGGCAACTAAGGACTATTTCAACATCGCCCAGACCGAGACCACCGGAAACCTCACGTTCCTGCACGGCACCACCGCCGGCAACCGTGTCACCTTCACCGCTGGTCAGTGCGACATCACCAACCCGACCTACGCGGATCAGGATGGCGTGCAGATGCTGAGCATCCCCTACGTTGCCACTCCGACCACGGCCGGCAATGATGAGCTGAGCCTCGCTTTCACCTGATAGGAGCCCTGCATGGCGTTTGTTCTCAAGCAGTCCGACACCTACATCTGGCCGGTCACATTTGACGTTCCCGTCGATGGTGGCCGACACGAAAAACAGACGTTCGACGGCGAGTTCAAACGCCTACCGCAGAGCAAGATCGGTCCGATGGTGGCCGAGATGATGAAGCTGGAAGATTTGAACGATTTGGACCGGCTGACCGAGATCGCTGGCGATGTGCTGGTTGGCTGGTCTGGCGTGACTGGCGACGACGGCAAGGAGATTCCCTACAGCCAGAAGGCACTGGAGCAACTGCTGGAGGTGCCGTTTCTCGCTGTTGCGGTGCTGAAGGCGTACATGGACAGCATCAAGGGAGCCAAGCGAAAAAACTGATAGAGGCCGCCGAGCACTGGGCTAGCGGCGGCGTGATTGATGAAACGGAAGCAGACGCGGCAACCCTTGGCATCGTGATGCCGGAGCAGCCGCCGGAGGATTTCGAGGTGTTTGAGGAGAACTGGCCGGCGGTCGAGATGTTCCTACGCCTACAGACACAGTGGCGCACCACAATGAGCGGCCTGCTGGGCCTCGATTATGGGGCTGTGGCGTGGCTCCTTAGACTGTACGAAGTGGAAGACCCGCGCGCTCTGCTGGAGGATCTGCAGGTGATGGAAGCCGCGGCGTTACTGAGCATCAATAGGAGCAGCTGACATGGCGATGAACATGGACGCCATGCTCCGCATCAAGGCGGACGTTCAAGGCGAGAACAACATTCGCCGGCTCGGCAACTCGATGCAGGGCGTCGAGGGCCGCGTGAAAAACCTGAACCTAGCGATGGCTGGGTTGCGCGGCGGCATCGGCGGCCTGATTGGCCTGGTTGGCGGCGGCGTCATCTTCACCAAGATCTTCGGTGACACTGCCACCCTGCAAAGCCAAGCCAAGAGTCTCGAGGTTCTGACTGGCAGCGCACAGCAAGCATCGCAGATCATCAGAGAGCTGCAGTCCTACGGAGCGGCAACTCCTTTTGAGTCAACAGAGCTGATCGAGACAGCAAAGCGCCTGAACGCTTTTGGCATCGAGTCGGTGCGTGTTGTTGAGGTGGTGAAAAACCTTGGCGATGTGGCTGGTGCAACTGGCGCCAACTTGACGGAACTGGCGACTGCTTACGGGCAAGTTGTGGCCAAGGGGCGACTGCAAGGCGAGGAGCTGCTGCAGTTCCAAGAGCGCGGCGTGGCGCTATCTGAGGAGCTGCAGCGGATGTACAAGCTGCAGGGGCAGGAGTTCACCAAGGCATTGGAGGGCGGCCGCATCAGCGCCGAGGCTGTTGAGCTGGCGATCAAGCGGCTTACTGATGCAGGTGGCAAGTACGCAGACGGTGCCATTGCACAGAGCGACACGCTGAACGGCAAGTTCAGCACGTTGAAGGACAACATCACAGCCCTCTCTCAGACGCTGGGCAACATCCTGGCGCCTGCGATGAAGGCCATTCTGGACTACGCGATCAACATCCTCGACACGATCAACCTAGCGATCAAGACTGCAATCAACGGACCGCAGGAGGCAGACACTAGGGCTGCAATCAAGGCGGGCAAGCTGCCGTTTGGTGGACCTGAGGCGCTCGATCGGATCATTGGAGAAGCGCGGCGTCGTCAGCTGCAGCAGCAGGCCGGGCCTGGCTTTTTGGGTTTTGGCTTCGACACTCAGAACTTCATCAGACTGTTGCAGCAGCAGCCTGAGTTCCAGAAAACCGACAGGCTTAAGCCGCCAACACTGCGCCCCATCCCAGCATTGCTGCCAGGGCGTTCCGATCCAGAAGCAGAAGCAAAGAAGGCTGAGGCCGCGTCCAAGCGTGCCGCTAAGGAGCAGGAGCGCCTAGAGGAGCGCCGGCGCGACCTTGGCCAGCGCGCGCTGGACATGCAGCAGAAGCTGCGCGAGAGCTTGGAAGATCTCAACGCTGCTTATGCGGGCGTGGGTGCCAATGAGTTTGAGACGCTGGAGCTACGGCGCAGCGCGGCGATCACCGAGAACAGCCGGCTGGTGGATCAGCTCACCCGCGACGTGGTGCAGTTGGCTGTGGAGATCAACGCAGCTGGCGGTCAGATCGACATCAAGCCGTTCGAGGATCTCATCAAGAAGATCTCGGAGGGCAACGTCGCACTTGCGGATAAGGAGTACCAACAAGGCATCAAGGCGATCGGTGACGAAGCTGCACAAGCCGCCATCGGCGCGATGGAGTTTGTCAATGCCATCGAGCTGCAGAGCCAAGCAATTCAAGGCGCGCAAGGTGGCATTAACTCCTACCTAGAGAGCATTGGCACGCTGGCTGAGAACATCAGCAACGTGGCGCAAAACGCCTTCAAGGGTCTTGAGGATGCAATCGTCAGCCTGACGATGACGGGTAAGTTTAGCTTCAAAGATTTCGCGCTGTCGGTGATCGAGGACCTGACGCGGATGGTGACGCGGATGCTGATCATTGCGCCGATCCTGCAGCTGATCCAGAACTTGATCCCTGGCGGTGGTGGCGCGCTCAGTGGCGCCAATGCGCTCTCCACTACCAAGCTGGTGCCGGGCGGCATCTTTGCCAACGGCGGCACGTTCGCCAACGGCATCCAACCGTTTGCGTCTGGCGGCATCGTCAACAGCCCCACGCTGTTCAAATTCGCCAACGGCGGCGCCGGCCGACTGGGCCTGATGGGAGAGGCTGGCCCGGAGGCAATCATGCCGCTGAAGCGCGGCCGCGACGGCAAACTGGGCGTGGCAGGTGGTGGTGGCACCAGTGTGGTGGTGAACGTGGATGCCAAGGGCACCAGCGTGCAGGGCAACGGCGGCCAAGGCGAGCAGCTGGGCCGCGCGATCTCGCAGGCGGTTCAGGCAGAATTGATCAAGCAGAAGCGGCCTGGCGGCCTGTTGGCGGCGTAACCGATGGCGACCTTTACCTACACGGCCTCGTTTGAGGCAACTGAGAGCAGCAAGCCTCGGGTGCGGCGCTTTCAGGCTGGTGACGGCTATGAGCAGCGGATCCGCTTCGGCCTCCACAGCGACCCGAAGGAATGGAGTCTGACGTTTGCCAACCGGACCGACACCGAGCGCGACAACATTGCGGCCTTCCTTGAGGCGCGCGGCGGCGTGGAAGCGTTCGACTGGACGCCACCTCGCGGCACGGCCGGCAAATACGTCTGTGAGGAGTGGCAAGTCACGCTAAGCAACTGCAACAACAACCAGATCCAGGCAACTTTTCGCGAGGTGTTTGAGCCATGACGGTTCCGGTTTCAGACCTTCAAGCTGTTACGCCTAGCGCGATCATCGAGCTGTTTGAGCTGGAGCTGAATACTGCCCAACACGGCGCAAACGACACCTACCGTTTCCACGCTGGCACCAGCCTCAACAACAATGGCGAGGTGGTGTGGAACGGCAACAACTATCAGCGTTTTCCCGTCGAGGCTGATGGGTTTGAATACAGCGGCAATGGTCAGCTCCCACGTCCCAAGATCCGCGTCAGCAACATCCTCAGCACCATCACGGCCCTGCTGTTGACACTGCCGGATGGACTGGAGGGTGCCAAATTTACGCGCATCCGCACGCTGGCACGCTATATCGACGCAGCAAACTTCCCTGGTGGCACTAGCCCCTACAGTCCCGACCCTACGGCGGAGTTTCCGCGTGAGATCTACTACGTCGATCGCAAAACCATCGAAAACCGCGAGGTAGTCGAGTTTGAGCTTGCGGCCGCTTTTGACCTTGCTGGCGTCAGCGCACCTAAACGGCAATGCATCGCCAACATCTGCCAGTGGGTATACAAGTCAACCGAATGTGGCTACAGCGGCGGGCTGCCGACCTGCCTCAAAACACTGACTGACTGCAAAGCGCACTTTGGCGCTACGGCTGAACTGCCATTTGGCAGCTACCCCGGCATCGGAGCCTTTAGCGGATGACCTGGAAGCACGCCGCAATGGATCATGCACGTGGTGATATACCGCGTGAGGCGTGCGGGCTTGTGGTGGTGGTCAAAGGCCGCGAACGCTACTGGCCATGTCGCAACCTCAGCAGCGGCAGCGATCAGTTCATCCTCGATCCTGCCGACTACGCAGCCGCCGAAGATGCCGGCGAAATCGTCGCGGTGTTCCACTCGCATCCAAGCACGCCACCAACGCCAAGCCAGCCGGATCTAATGGCCTGCGAGGCAAGCGGTCTACCGTGGTACATCTGGAATCCAAAGACCGGCGGATGGGGCGAATGCCAACCAAGCGGCTACCGCGCTCCACTCATCGGCAGGCAATGGACCTGGGGCATCAGCGACTGCTGGACGCTGGCGCGTGATTGGTACGCCGAGCACGGATTACACCTACGCGACTGGGAGCGACCGCTAACACCAGAGCAGTTTGAAGCGGCGCCAATGTTCGATGACTGCTGGCGCGAGGCTGGCTTTCGCGAGCTGGAAGAGGAGCAAGAGCTGCAAAAAGGCGACTTCCTGCTGATGAACATTTCAGGCAGCGGCTTGAACCACTGCGGCGTCTACATCGGTGACGGAATGGTGCTTCACCACTTGCGCGGACGACTCAGCAGTCGTGATCTGTACGGCGGTGGCGGCTGGCTTCAGAAATGCACTGGCCATAGGCTGCGCCATCCCGACTTCGTTACCATGGGTGGAGGCTGAGTCGCATCATGCTGCGGAAGATCCGGGTATATGGACGACTTGCCAAGTTTCTCGGCCAGCGTGTGTTCGAGGCTGATGTGGCTAGCGCTGCTGAAGCCGTGCGTTTTCTGGTGGTGAACTTTCCGCAACTTGAAAAGCACATGGCGGATCAGCACTATCGCGTCAGTGTGGGGAAATATGCACTAACCATGGATGAGCTGCACGATCCTGCGGGGCAGCAGGAGATCAAGGTTATTCCGGTGTTAGTGGGAGCTGGTGGTGCAACGGGTAAGATTTTGGCGGGCATTGGCTTAATTGCCTTGTCATTTTTACTGCCAGGCGCAGGCGCTTTTGGCACATTCAGTATTTTTGGCCAAGCCGCTACAGCCGGCGGCATCTTGACCGGCATTGGCACTGCTGCAAGCCTTGTTGGCGCATCGCTGATTCTCGGCGGAGTCTCTCAGCTCTTAACTCCCACGCCAAAAATCAACCAACCCGGCACACCACAAGACAACAACGATCCCCGCAAAAGCTACAGCTTCAGCGGCATCCAAAATACCAGCAGGCAAGGCACACCCGTGCCAATCGTCTATGGCGAGACCTTGGTTGGCTCTGTCACCATCTCGGCTGGTATTGACACCGTAGAGGTGTACGGCTGATGGCACGCATCTATGGCGCTGGTGGTGGCGGTGGCAAAGGCGGCGGTGCGCAATCGCAACCCGCACCACGCACGCCTACAACTGAAACCGACAGCCTTAATTCCAAGCAATACGCGCAAGTCCTCGATCTGATCAGCGAGGGCGAGATTGAAGGACTGAAGAACGGCTATCAATCCATCTTTATTGATAACACACCGCTGCAAAATGCAGACGGTACATACAACTTCCAGAACGTCTCCATTGCCACGCGCAATGGCACGCAGAATCAGTCCTATATCCCTGGCACGTCTGACGTAGAGGAAGAAAAGGCAGTAGGCGTTGAGGTGCAATACGCATCGCCTGTTGTTCGATCTATCACGGACACCAGCGTTAATGCTGCACGCATCACGATCACAGTGCCGCAACTGCAAACGTTCACCAACGAAGGCGATGTGCTTGGCTCGCAAGTAGGCCTGCGCATTTACGTGCAATACAACGGCGGCGGCTACAACTTGGCTGTTACCGACACCATCAGCGGACGCACTGGTGATGCTTATCAGCGCGATTACTTGATCAACCTTGCCAGCGTCTACCCAATCGACATCAAGGTTGAACGCGACCGGCCAGATAGCACTGACCCCAAAGTAGTCAACGCCTTCAACTGGACAAGCTATACCGAGATCATCTACGCCAAACTGCGCTACCCAAATAGTGCATTGGCGTGGTTGCGTGTTGATGCCGAGCAGTTCAACCGCATCCCATCACGGTCCTATCTGATTCGTGGCATCAAGGTACAAATTCCAAGCAATGCCACCGTTGATAGCGTCACCGGCAGGCTGATTTACGCCGGCATCTGGAACGGCACATTCGGCGCAGCGCAATGGTGCAGCGATCCAGCGTGGATCCTGTGGGATTTGCTCACATCAACGCGCTATGGCTTTGGTGATCACATTGAAGCCGCGCAACTTGATAAGTTCGCTTTCTACGCCGCCAGTCAGTATTGCTCCGAACTGGTGCCCGATGGCTTCGGCGGGCAAGAGCCGCGCTTCTCTTGCAATGTCAACATCCAAACCGCAGAAGATGCGTACAAGCTGATCAACGACATGTGCTCAGTAATGCGGGTGATGCCGTACTGGAGCACTGGAGCACTCACGATCAGCCAAGACAAGCCCGCTGATACCGCCTATCTGTTCACGCTGGCAAATGTCACAGAAGAAGGTTTCAGCTATCAAGGCGGCAGCCGCAAGACCCGCCCCACGGTTTGCGTTGTTAGCTACCTCGATCTCAACAGCCGCGACATTGCCTACGAAGTCGTAGAAGACGCAGAAGCCATCCAGAAATACGGCGTCGTCAAAACTGAAATCAGCGCCTTCGCCTGCACCAGTCGCGGACAGGCGTATCGCATCGGCGAATGGCTGCTGTAC